AACGACGACAAGACGCGCCTGCTGTCTCCTGCCCACGGTGCGGAGTGGCGACCGACGGCGATCTCCTCGTCGCCCTTTCTTCGCAGCTACCATCTGAGCGCGCTCTACTCTCCCGTCGGGATGCAGTCGTGGGGTAGCTGCGTCGCGAAGTGGCTCGATGCGTGGGACTCCGAGCGTAACCGACCACGCGACACGCGACAGCTGCAGGTCTTCTACAACAACGTCCTGGGCGATCCCTTCGAGATTCGCGGCGAGCGGGTGCGCTTCGAGGCCGTCAGCGGGCATCGTCGCAGCTGGTACCTCTACTGCACACCAGACGACCCCACGACGCTCCCGAACCTGATCCCCAACACGACGTGCATGCGCTACTGCGGTAGCCCGGTTCTGTTCCTGACCGCGACCGTCGACGTGCACAGCGACAACCTGAAGGTCGCGGTCTGGGGCTGGTGCCGGGATCGGCGTGTGCTGCTGCTCGACTACTTCACCTTCGAAGGCGACACGGAGCAGATGGAGGCGCCGCCGTGGAAGGCCTTGCGCTCGCTGATCGAGGACAAGAGCTACGAGTCTGACGATGGGCATGCGTACGCGCTCGGGATCACGCTGGTCGACTCGGGCTACCGGACCGATCTGGTCTACCGCTTCTGCGCGGAGTACGAGTCTGGCGTCTTCCCCGTCAAGGGTCGCGAGGTCTCGCCACGAAACCAGCGCGACAAGGAGTTCTCGGAGTTCACAACTCCGACCGGGCAGCGTGCGTACGGCATCACGGTCGACTTCTACAAGGACCGCTGGTCTGCCGCGCTGAAGGTCGAGTGGGATCCGAGCCTCGGGATTCAGCCCGTGGGACACTTCAACGCACCGCAGAACGCGACCGACAAGCAGCTGCGCGAGCTGACGGCCGAGACGAAGGTGGCGCGCGTGGATGCCCGTACGGGGGAGCGGATCGGTTGGGAATGGCGCCGACCCAGTGGTGCTGCCAACGAACTCTGGGACCTGCTCGTCTACGGCAATGCCGCGGTGGACTTGGTCGCCTGGCACTACTGCCGGGACCAGCTCGAGCTCGAGCAAACGAACTGGCCCGCCTTTTGGGACGCGATGGTGGCGGACGTAACCGGGAGCGGGTGAGCCATGTACCTGGAGCAGTGGCAGATCGACCACTACAAGCGGCGGCAGCTGGCGATCGAAGCTGAGCTCGCGGCGCTCGACGCCTGCCTGCTCGCCTTCATCGCGAACCCGACGCAGTCCTACTCGCTCAACACTGGGCAGACCTCACAGCAGGTTACGCGTGCCAGCTTGCCTGCGCTGCGGGCCTGGCGTGACGGGCTACATGTCGAGCTTTTCGACCTGCTCGGGGCGCTGAACGCGTCGCCGCGCTCGCTCTACGTCCGTCCTGGCTTCTGAGGAACTATCCATGCTTGATCGACTTCGCGGACGACTCGCCCAAGCGCGCGAGCGGATCGGCAATGCGATCGACGTGGCACTCGGGCAGCCTCCGCGAATTACCCTCGATGCACTCAGCCCCTACTCCGGCTTTGGCTTCGGCGGCTTCTCGAGGTTCGACAACGGGTCGAAGTTCGAGGGCGGGTTCGGTGAGACTGAACTGCTCACCGCGGACTACTGGACGCTGCGCGCACGGTCGGCCCAGCTCTTCGAGACGAACCTCTACGCACGCGGTCTTCTGCGCCGGCTCGTGACGAACGAAATCACGACGGGGCTCCACCTCGAAGCAACCCCGCGAGAGAAGCTGCTTGGCAAGCCTGAAGACTCGCTCGCTGAGTGGGCAGAAGACGTCGAGACGCACTTCGAACTGTGGGGCGATGAGCCTTGGCTCTGCGACCACATGGAGCAGCAGACCTTCGGCGCGCTGCAAGTCCAGGCGCGACTGGAGGCCCTGATCGAGGGGGATGTCCTCGTCGTTCTTCGTCAGTTTCAGCCGACCCAGCTGCCTCGTGTGCAGCTGATTAAGGGCGGCATGGTGCAGACCCCCTACATGAGCGGCGACTTCAAGCTCGCCACTGGACACCGCATCCTGCACGGCGTCGAGCTCGACGCCCTCGACCGGCCGGTCGGTTACTGGGTCACCCAGCGCGACGGCACCTCGAAGCGGCTCCCGGCGTACGGCGAGAAGTCAGGGCGGCGCATCGCGTGGTTGCTCTACGGGACGGAGAAGCGGCTCGACGACGTGCGCGGGAAGCCGGTTCTCTCGCTCGTTCTGCAGTCGCTGCGCGAGATCGACCGCTACCGTGACGCCACGCAACGCAAGGCTGTGATCAACAGCATGCTGGCGATGTTCGTGAAGAAGACTGAGAAGGCAGGGACTGGCAGTCGCCCCATGCTCTCCGGTGCCACCCGCCGCGGGACCGTCGAAACTCCGGACGCGGCCGGCCAGCCGCCCCGGCGTTTCAACGTCGCCGAGATGATTCCCGGCCTGGTCCTCGACGAGCTCGCCTACGGGGAAGAGCCGCAGGGGTTCGCGCCAAACGGTACGGATGCGAAGTTCGGGGAGTTCGAAGAGGCGCTCATCCAGACCATCGCGTGGTCCTTCGAGATCCCCCCCGAGATCCTGCGGCTGGCGTTCAGCTCGAACTACTCCGCTAGCCAGGCGGCGATCAACGAGCTCAAGATCTACCTGAACAAGGTGCGCGTGTTCTTCGGCTGCAGCTTCACGCAGCCGATCTACGTGGAATGGCTGATCGCGATGGCGCTCACCGGCAAGGTGACGGCGCCCGGCCTCTTGGACGCATGGCGAGACGTGCGGCTCTACGACCTCTTCGCGTCGTGGGTCTCAGCGGACTGGTCGGGCAACATCAAGCCCGCCATGGACATGCTCAAGCAGGCCAAGGCCTACGACCAGATGATTTCCATGGGCGTGATCACGCGTGACCGTGCGACGCGAGAGCTGACGGGCACGAAGTTCTCTCAGAACGTGAAGAAGCTGCGCCTGGAGAACGAGGCGCTGGCGCGTGCGCGTGTTCCCATGCAGCAGTTCGACACGTCGTTCGCGCCTGCAGCACCCTCTCCCGATGACGACGCGGACGAAGGCAAAGGCGGCGAAGAAGAAGACGCCAGCATGTCTTCGCTTCGCGTCGTCTCCTAACACCCAGAGCGGGGCATTCATGACGAGCTGGTTATTGGACGAGGGCGCGCTGCGGACTCTGCGCGAAGCGCGCCGCCTACAGATGCGACCGAGCGACGCACAGGCTCTGGTCTTTCAAGAGCGCGTGCGGGAAGAGGCACGCGCGGAGCTGCCAAGTATCATGGAGGTCGCCGGGGCGACGGCCGAGATCCGTATCGAAGGGATTCTGACGAAGGCCCCCGACATCCTTGCCTTCTTCTTCGGGGGCGGAAACACGACCTACGCCGAGATCATCGCGAGCCTGGCGGTCGCGCAGAGTGATCCGTCGATTCGGAACATCGTTCTGTGGGTCGACAGTCCGGGCGGAAGTGTTGACGGTCTCTTCGAAGCCCTTGCGGCGATCGAGATGGCGCGCTCGCAGAAGGCGAAGTCGGTCAGCGTCAAGGCAGCCAATGCACTGAGCGCGGCCTATGGGATCGCGGCTGTCGCCGGCAAAATCGAGGCGCAGAATATCGGCGCTCGCTTCGGCTCGGTGGGTGCCGCCGCGACCTACCTCGTAGAAGACGACGTCGTGGAGATCACCAACACCGACAGTCCCGACAAGCGCCCCGACGTCACGACCGAAGAGGGCAAGGCTGTCGTGCGGCGCGAGCTCGACGCCATCTACGAGTTGTTTATCGACGCCATTGCGCGCGGTCGTGGACTGAGTCCTGACGAAGTCCGCGAGACCTTCGGGCGCGGCGCGACGCTGCTGGCTGGGGACGCAAAGAAGCGCCGCATGGTCGATTCGGTGCTGCGGCCTGTGCTGCGCGCCGTCGGAGCCGCTGCAGAGCAGCTACCCAATATAGAGACGATCGGGGCGCAGAGCGCCGTCGACGACCAGAAACAGGAGATCACGATGGATCTGCGCACATTGAAATCACAGCACCCTGACGTGTATCAGGCTGCCTTCGCGGAAGGCGAAGCGGCCGAGCGCGACCGTGTCGGCGCGCATCTGACCCTTGGTCGCACGGGTGGCGAAGAGGGCCTGACGATCGCGTATCAGGCGATCGAGAGCGGGGCGGCGCTCAACATGACCGCGAGCGCCCGCTACACCGCGCTCGCCCTAAACGCGCGCGATCGCGCCGTCCGGCAGAGCGACGATCGCCAGACCGCCAGCGCAGTCGATGCGCCGGCGCAGATCACGCCGCCGCCTGCGCCGAGCGCGCCGGCAGCGCAGCAGACAAGCACGAGTGCACCGGCGGGTGCATCAGCGGTCGTGCCCGATCTCGGCGACAAGGTCGT